TGAGCAGTCTCACATGATCGGCATCCTGCGGAATGGTTGGAAGCTGCGGACTCTCTGCCGGAGTGCCGGGAAAGAGCTTCAGCGTGACGCTGCGGACGGATTCAGTAGTGTCAAGATAGATCGCAATTCCGATATAGCGCGGAAGCGATTCATCCTGATATTCCGACAGATCAATGCTGTATCGGGCATCATTGATGAAATAGTGTCCGTTGATCCATGCTTTGCCGGTACCCAGAAGTACACCGAGACCGCTGGACGCAGCCGTAAGCTTGAAATTCTGCCCATAGGTGTCAAGAATACCGTTGCAGATGATAGATGACAGATATGAGGTGAAGTCCTCCGCTGTATAGGTGCGGTCAAGCCCCTTTGAATTGAAAAAACCGCTGTAAAAAGCCATAAGTTATCCCTCCTTGAAAGTGGGCGTAAGACTGCGCCCGTTCTGGTCAAAGCCTTCGATCATGCCGATGATCTGTATTTTCGGCTGAATCATGCCGAACCGCTTATGCTCCACAGTCACATAGTCACCGACATAATAATCACGGTTGTAGACATACTGCGAGTTGTTCGCAGCGATCTCTGATTCCGAGGCTGTTTTCGGATCGACCAGCTTTTCCGAACCTCGTGTTTTCAGCAGGTCGATATATTTCTCCTCTGGAATCGGCACAGTTTCGCCCTCGACCTGCTCTGTTTCAGAAATATCGTCTGCGTCCACATACAACTCGTAGCGGTCAAGATAGGTCGGCTCTGTGTCATTGAAATATGTGGTACGCTTTCGCTCCTCTCCCTTACCCTGACCGAAGATATATGCGAAGTTACGCTGCACGGAGGCATCGGCAGCGTAGCTGAAGGACAGCAAATTGCTGTATGCGTCCGAAAAGACGATATGGGGATTGTCATCCTGCATCAGACTTTTGTCCTCTCCCTGTGCAAGATCAAACACCATACGGTACTGTTCGCCGGAATCTTTTACAAGACGGATATTCGCTGTGCCGCCGATCTTCTCGCAGATGGTATACACCCATTCCATCAGATTGTCATAGGAAATTTGCAGCGTTGTAGTCTGTTCCCAGCAAGCTCCGGATATAGTGCCGAGGGATAAGCCAGGAATCTTCCGGCTGTCATTCAGCAATGTGTTTTGTGTTACAACCTCACGGATAATCTCCGAATATGCCTTTTCTGCGGTCACATTGTAGGTCGGATGAATGATCCTGCGCTCCAGCAAGCACATGAGGAATCTGCCTTTGACCGTCAGATAGTCGCCGTTCTCGACATCTGTGTTTATCATCACAGATTCGATGATACCAAAATGCTGACTGTCATCATCTCTGCCGACAATGCGTCCCGGCTGGAAGATGTCCACATTCTGCGGATTGGCAGCGATATACACCTCAAAGGTGCCACATTTGTAGTATTCGATATCCCACAGCAGACTTGAAAATGTGTCGCAGATTGCTTCAAGCGTGATCGTGAGACTGTCCTCCGCAGCGTTCATTTTATAAACTTCTATCTGCAATATTACACCCCCAGATACGCATTGGTGTGGATAATCTTCACCCTCAGTTTTGTTAGCCCGGTACCGCGCAGATAAAAGCGGTTCTTGCCTTCACGCAGTGTCAGCCATGTCGAGCCGGAAACAAGCCGATTGATGATGTTGGTCTTGACACCGCCCCTGTCAAGCGTCACAGTCTTATTACCCGTCTTTGTTGTGATTGTCACAATATCTCCTGCAAGCAGGTCGCCTGTGATCTGCAAATATTCGTCGGTATCGGCATTGTACAGCGTAGGAGAACGGACATCTTCGAGGGCTTCAATTTCGAGCGTGAAGCCTGTCTCATCGCCGTCATTGATGATCTCCATGATGTTCTGTGTGTTGAATTTGCCCAGTACAAACGGCTCCGGATTGCTCTCGGTCGGGAATGGAAATGTGAAAGCGCCGGTGATCTGGCTGTAATACGCCATGACGGATTCCGTGGAGTACCAGTAGATATCTGGACAGAGAATAGAGATTTGCCCCGTGACAATCTGCTCGAAGTTGCTGACCTCGCAAGTCTCCACATAGCCCTCGGTGAAAACATCTATGCCTGCGGTTTTGTAGTAGACCTTGACATATCTGCTTGGTTTCACCACCTTATATAGCTGATGCCTTCGGGCTTCTACGCCTACGCCACGCATCTCAAAGTGAATAACCACATTTCTCTTTTCTATGAAGGCATTATTCAGGTAGCTGCCGTCCATGCCAGCGTAGGAGGAGGTGCTGATCGTTCCGGGCGGCGGAGAAAGTTCCTCGATCTTTGAGGTCATATATTGATTTGCTGTAGCCGTCATGTCGATTTGGTCACCGGCTGAATTTTCTAAGATAAGGCTGAAAAACATAGCTGCACCCCCTTGACTATTTTACATTTGTATGTTATACTAATCTCATCGAATGATATTAGTGGAGGAATTATGGAGAACTTGATAAAGATTCTGACTGATCCGATATCAAACAGAATTATTCAGCAGATTCGTAAAAATCAGAAAATGACCGTTTCAGAGATACTTGCAGTAACTCCGGATATTCCAAGAGCTACTGTGTATCGACGGATCGAACGAATGACATCTGCGGGTGTAATAGAAATCGTGGAAACCCACAAGGTGAGAGGGCAAGCAGAGCATACCTATTCCGTGAAAAATATCTATATTACTGCTAAAGATAGCGGCGAGAATGGAATGGAGATCATGACTGCCTCTTTTGTGCAGATGTTCCATCTTTGCAGTGAATACTTCAAAAGCGAAAATGCCGATGTTGAACGTGATAAACTCTTTATTCTGAACTATGCGATACGTTTGTCGGATCATGATTTTTCGGAAATGATAAAAGAGGTTTTTGCAGTTGTTGACAGATATCAAAACAAAACCATACCGGAAGAAGCCAAGACACGCAATCTATATCTGATGTCATTACCAGCGGGAGGAGATATAAATGAGCCGTAAACAAGAAATTCTGCAATGCTATACCGAAAAGGGCATATGTCTGTATGAGACACCGGAGATCAATGGTATCCGGCAATACATTCAGATCAGAGGTGCTGATAAAAAAGCTCCGCTGATGCTGTTTCTTCATGGTGGTCCCGGTGGTTCTATGGCTGGACTGTGCCATGTCATGCAGCCAGAATGGGAACATCATTTTACAGTGGTCAATTGGGATCAACGAAATGCTTGCAAGACCTATCTTGCAAACAAAAGCAATGCTGCTGCAATTTCTCAGTCCGGCACACTTGAGGACTATATGGCTGATATTGATGCTGTTATCGCATATCTGCACACTGTATATGATTTTGAGAAAATCATCCTCATGGGATTTTCATGGGGAAGTCTGATCGGTGCGGAATATGCCAAGAGACATGGTGAAACGGTCTCACACTATATTGGTGTCGGTCAGTTTATCCATTATATTGATGGTCTGCATTATTCCTGCGAGTGGCTCAGAAAAGTGGTAAAAGACGCTCCTGCGGATGTCGAAAAGATAAACGCCTTTGAAAATTCGATTCCTGATCCGCCGCAAATGACTCCTGCGTTTATGAACTCCTTGCAGGGATTTTCCATGCTTGGTGCAAAGTATATCGCAAAAGACGGCAGAGCTTTCCCAATCAAATCACTGCTGACCTCGCCATTTTTGAGATTCGGTGAAAAAATGGCAATGGTGCATGGAAATCCGAAGCTGTTCTCAGGTACATATCAAACAATGTTGTCACATGATTTCCGGAACAATTTGCATTTTGATATGCCGGTACTGTTTGTCAGCGGCGATGAGGACTTTGTGTGTCCGAATGAACTTCTGGCACAGCATTTCGGACAGATCACTGCACCGCAGAAGAAAAATGTTGTAATTTCCAAAGCAACCCATACCTGTTTTTACGATCAGCCCACTGCGTTTCTGGATACGATCATTGATTTTACGAAATAACAGGGCAGGCAAAAGCCCACCCCGTCACACATTCAGCGCATTCCTTGTCATACGATAAATCTCCAGCCGTGACAGCGATTTCGGACTATTGTTTGTCTGATTCACTGTGCGGCTGTTGTCGTTGTTGTAATAGTTGTTGACCACACCACCGCTGCTGCCGTCCAGCATTGCGCCCGAAATGCCGTCAAACTTCATATCAAAGCTCGACTGCATTGTGAGCGACATCGCATCGGCTACGGAAGATACAGCCTTTTCCACATACTTCCTGCTCTTGTTGATGCCGTCAGCCAGTCCCTTCATGAAGTCCGGCATCCAGCTCTCAAACTCAGAAAGAGGTCCCTTGTCAGGAACAGAAAAATGCAGATAATCGCTGATCGCTCGTGCCACATCCGCAACTGTATTGATGAGACTGCCGAGCATATAGTTCAGACCGTTGATGAGGTTCTGCATGAGGTCTCGTCCCCAAGACCATGAGCTGTTGACCTTCTCCATGACCGCATCATAGACTGTCCTCATTGCATTGCTGACCGCATCACGAACGCCGCTGAGCCTGTCATTGATGCCGTTTTTGATGTTGTCCCAGATAGACAGCACGGCATCCTTAACTTGGTTCATCGGATTCCGCACGATGTCGGGCATAGCGTTCCAGATGGTCTGTACCACAGTTTTAATGCCGTTTAGAACGGTATTGACTACGTCCTTTGCAGCGTTCCACGTTGTAGAGATTACATTTTTGATGTCAAGCTGTCCGGTGTTGATGAGCTGTTTCAGCGCAGACCACACTGACGTTACGATCTTTTTGATTCCGTCCAGTGCTGTAGAAATGACAATGCTGATTGCTTTCCACGTTGTGGTGATGACATTTTTGATGTTATCGAGTGCAGTAGTGACCACAGATACAACAGCCTTCCAGCCGGAAGTGATGCCACTTTTGATCTGTGACATGGTCGCATCAATTGCTGTATTCGCATTCGCCCAGACTGTTTTGACAGTTTCAAAGACCTGTTCCATGAAGCCCTGTACCGCTGTGACAACATTGGACAGAGCATTTCTGATAACAGTGCTGATCGTTTCCGCAAGATTGCCTGCAAAGCCGTTGACTGCATCGCCTACAACATTTGCATTAGCGTTGATACCGTCTGCCATGCCTTGCATAAAGTCCGGCATCCAAGATTCAAAATCCGCAAGCGGGCCCTCATCCGGGACACTGAAATGCAGGAAGGAGCGAATCTTGTCAGCCACACCCGTGACCGCATCTGCGACCTTATTGATGCAGCTCTTGATACCGTTGACTATGCCGTTAATGATATCCGCACCCCAAGAGAAAGCCTCCGATGCAAGATTCTTGATAAAGCTGACTGCCGCATTAAAGCCGTTTACAATGGTCGTCTTGATCGCAGTGATCTTCTGAGATACAGCAGATTTTACAGATTCCCAGATGGTAGAGACTGTGGTCTTAATGGCGTTCATGACGGTTGTAATGGTGTTTTTGATGTTATTCCAGATGGAAGATACCGTGCTGAAGATTGCATTCAGAATCGAGGAAATAAAACCGGATACAGCGTTCCACACGCTGCTCACCACAGCATGAATCGCATTCAGCACAGCCGAAATGTGTGCGCTGATGCTGTTCCAGATACTCGATACCACAGACCAGATCGCATTGAGAATTGTAGAGATGAAGCTCGATACCGTATTCCACACAGTCAAAATGACATTGTAGATCGTGTCAAGCACTGTACTGATCGTAGAGCTGATCGCATCCCAAATGGTCTGGAAAAAGTCACGGATCCCCTCCAGAATCGGAGTCAGGAAAGCGACAATCGCGTTCCAGATAGCAGTGATTTTCTCATGAATCCAGTCCATCGCCATGCCGATCAGAATCTGAATCGCCTGAAAAATGGTCTCAAACAGATATCGGAATGCTTCAAGCAGCGGAGAAATAATGTCATAGATTGTCTGCCATACAGTCGTGATGACCGACCAGATCGCATTCATGACCGTTGTGATCGCTGTATAAATCGCGTTCCATACAGTTTCAATGACGGTCTTTACAAGATTGATTTTTGTGGTTACATCGGTATAGATTGCCGTCCAGATGCCCACAAAGAAGTTCTTGATGCCTGTCCAGATGTTGGTGAAAAATGTTGCAATGCCGTTGACTACGCTCGTAAAGAAGTTTTTGATACCGTTCCAGATACCAACAAAGAAATCCTTGATCGCAGTCCAGACATTCACCCAGAACTCTTTCACTTCATCAAGGCTCGTGCCGAAAATATCGCACAGCACGTTCATATAGTTTTGCAGCGTTGCTTTCAGGAAATCCCACACCGCTACAAAAATACCCTTGATGCCGTTCCACACCTTGTCCCAGTCACCGGTAAAAATGCCGATGAAAATGTCAAGCACATTCAACAGGATATCTGTCACCGCTTTGAAAATGTTAGCAATCTGCTGAAATACGCCCTCAAAGATCGGCGCAAGAAAATTGCACAGTCCCTCCCATACCGCCTTGATGACCTCGCCGATGTTCTCAAAATCGAAGCCTAATGCGTTGAGACGGTCTACGATACCCTGACAGAAGCCCTGAAAAATGCCTTTGATCTGCTCCCAGATCGCCGTGATTTTCGCTCTGAACTCATCGTTTGTTTTCCAGAGATGCACGAACGCCGCTACCAGCGCCGCAATCACCGCGATAACAGCGATCACTGGCGCACTGATACCGCCGATAGCACCGCTGAATGCTGCAAATGCGGATTTTGCACCCGCAATAATGGTCGGAAGATTGGAGATAAACTGCATGAGCTTGCCGACTGTGACCATTGTTTTGCCGACAACCACAAGCAGAGGTCCCAGCGCTGCCGCTACCAGAGCAATTTTGATGATCGTTTCCTTTGTCGCCGGATCCATCTGATTCAGCTTATCGACAAGAGCTTGAATCTTGGTGACGATCGCACGGATCGCAGGCATAAGAATCTCACCGAAGCTGATAGCAAGCTCCTCAAGCTGAGATTTCAGAATGGTAAGCTGTCCGCCGAGGTTGTCCTGCATGACAGCAGCCATTTTTTCAGTAACGCCGTTGTAGCCGTCAATTTCGTCAGAACAGGTGCTGATCGCACCTTCGAGCTTTTCGATATCACCCGGTGCGGCGTTCATCAGCGCAAGGAAGCCGGACATGGCGTTTTTGCCGACCAATGCCTGTGCAGCATTCGCCTTTTCCGATTCCGACATCTGCGAGAATGCCACACGGCAGTCCGCAAGGATATCGTTCAGATCACGCATCGAACCATCCGCATTGGTGGTTGCGATCTCGATCTCTCCGAAGGAGTCACCGCAGAATTTTACCTCTCCGGCAAGCGCATTCATCATAGATCGGAGCGCCGTACCTGCCTGTGAGCCCTTGATACCACTGTTTGCCATCAGACCGATTGCCTCGGCAGTATCCTCACAGGAGAATCCCAATGCACCTGCAACAGGCGCACAATACTTGAAGGTTTCGCCCATCATGGACACATTTGTATTTGCATTGGACGATGCCGCCGCAAGTACATCCGCAAAATGCCCGGAGTCCGCCGCCGTCAGTCCGAATGCTGTCAGCGCATCGGTAACAATATCTGATGTGGTCGCCAAATCCTCACCGGATGCAGCAGCGAGGTTCATGATGCCCTCGATACCGTCAAGCATATCGCCCGTTTTCCAGCCCGCCATTGCCATGTAGTTCATGGCTTCTGCGGCTTCAGATGCGGAAAATTTTGTCTTTGCCCCCATCTCACGGGCTTTGTCTCTCAAGTCTTGCAATTCGTCACCGGTCGCACCGGATACTGCGGCGACCTTGCTCATGGCAGTATCGAAGTCCGATGCCGTTTTCACAGCGGCAGTACCGGCAGCAAGAACAGGCACGGTCACATGGGTAGTCAGTGTTTCACCGACATCGGCAATTTTGCCGCCGACCTTTTCGAGCGTTTCACCCGCCTGTCCGATTTTCACCAGAGCCTCTTGGGACTTGCTTGCCTCCGTTTGCAGGTTCTGAAGCTCCTGTTCAGTTTCGATGATCTCACGCTGCAGGGCATCGTACTGCTCCGGAGAGATCGGATTGCCGAACTCATCGGACACATCCTTTGCCTGTTGTTTCAAGCCAGACAGTTCGTCTGATGTTTCCTTGATCTCACGCTGCAAAGCATCGTACTTCTCCTGCGAGATCTCGCCCTTTGCAAGCTGCTCATCGGCGGTTTTCGCCTGTTCCTTCAGTTCTTTCAGCTTGGTTTCGGTCTCACCGATCTTCTGCTTGATCGGATCGTATTTTGCCTTCCAAGCATCATAGTTGTCTTTGGTTTTGGCGGCTTCCTCGCTGGCTTTTTTCAGGGTATCCAGCCGTTCCTTCGTGCTTTTGACTGCATCACCGAGGAGCTTTTGCTTTTGAGCAAGCAGCTCTGTATTTTTCGGATCGAGCTTCAGCAGCTTTTCGACATCTTTGAGCTGTGTCTGTGTATTTTTGATGTTTTTATCAACGGATTGCAGAGCCTTACTGAGTTTCGTAGTATCGCCGTTGATCTCGACTGTAATACCCTTAATTCTTCCTGCCATGCGATATCACCTGCCTTTCAGGAAAATAAATATACCTACTGTGGTAGGTAGACAAGTAGGCTGGATAGGTGTATAATACGGCTATCTCCTGTGTAGTGTTTCGGCTATGCTTTTGTGCTTCAGTTCCCTCGGCTCAAAATGAATGATGCTGTAAAACAGATGCATAACAGCACCCGCGCCGAAGGTGGATATAACAGTGCCGATGCCGACATTGCCGCCGAGCAGCCAGCCAATCAGTGTAACGAATGCAAACAGCAATATCTCAACCACACCTATTGGTATCTTCGGCAGACGCTTTCCGATGGCAATCAGCAGACCGTCCTTCGGACCGCAGCCCTGTTCCACCTTCATATACACATACATTCCCAGAGCAATAAACAGGAATCCGAACAGCATATATGCGATGCCAAACCACAGGCTGTGGTTTTCAGGATATGGGGAAATATCGCAAAGTAGCTGTGTCAGATTTCCGGTAAGCAGTGCATCAAACAGCGTTGCAAAACCGATGCTCTCACGCAAGAGTAGCTGTAATATGACCGCCGTGAGAGATATCGCCACCATAGTACCGCCATAATTTAGCGGCACATGACGGGATATCCCCACAGCGAGGCTGTCCCACGGTGCAAGACCGATGTTGGCGTAGATCGTCAGGTATACACCGAAGGAGTAAATTGAAAGCCCGAGGAGTATTTTCAGAAATTGCCGCACGATGATATCCGCACTTTTTCGGGATGATTTCCCCGAACTGCCGCGCTTTTTTGGCTTAGAAGGCATCCATCTGCGCCTGAGTTGCCTTATACGGGTAATTATAGTCATCATTATCCTTTTCAATGAACATTTCGTTGACCATTCCGATCGTGAGCAGATCAAGGTCAGTAAGACTCAGCCCGATCTGCACACATCGGAGAAGGAACAGCGGCGTTGTCATCTCGCGGTCAACTGGGCGAGATTTTTTTTTGATTCTGCCTGTGTCTCCAGATTCATGCCCCAAAGCTCAAAGAGCTGCGGAAGCACCTCGTAGATCGAGAAGCAGTTGAACTGTTCGAGCCAGTCATCAGGGCTGTCAGGAACATTCTCCGGATCGGCGTGCTTTGCCATCGTCCATGCGATATTCTCGAACACCTCAAGGCTCTCGATGCCGAGACCGGAATCCTGCTCATCGCTTTCATCCACAGAATCCTTCAGTGCCGCAAAATCCTTGAAGATGTCCTTGCGAAATTTGGCACGATAAAGGCGAGGCAGGGTTGCACTCGCCTTGAAAGGAACCTCGATGCCGTCAACAGTGATGATTTTCTTGATAGCCATATTCTTTCTCCTCCGAATCAGTCAGTAGTGGTTGCTGCGGCTGTGCTGCCGCCCTTTGCGGTACTTGCCGAACGTGTGCCGGTGCTGTTGGTAGTTGCTGCGGTCGGGATATACACAGCGCCGTACCAGTTGTTGTAGGTCGCCTCGTCTGTATTCTCACAGGTCTTGCCCTTCACCAGACCGGAAGGCAGCGCAGTAGCCTTCAGCGACAGTGTTTCCGTCTTGACCTCAGTGGACTCCTCCGTGGTGGAGCTTTCGGTCGAGGGGCGGGATGCCGAACAGCAGTACAGCACATGACGGATGTGATTCTTGTCGCCGTTGAACTCAAAGAGCAGTGCAAACTGTGCGGATTCTGCATCATTGCGCTCCACAAGGACACCCTTGCTGTCGAGCTGCTCGCCGAGGATCGCCGTTGCAAAGTCGGTCGTAATCAGGGCGACCTCCAGATCGCCCTCGTAACCGGCGTTGTTATTGATGACGTAGTACACGCCGTTATCGGCAAAAAAATTCTCATTTTCGCCGTTGGCATCGATAGAAAGCGATACCGCACCGGGCAGGCGCACCGGCGTTGCGAAGGTCGGCACACCGTCTTCAGACCATGCCGTGATCTTCGCATAATGAACCTTATTCAGACCGAACTTGACTTTGTTTTTCTGAAGTGCCATGCTTATACCTCCATGATATAGAGGACTTCATAGAGCCGTTCCGACTCAATCCATACCTCAGATTTTGTGTAATAGATGTTGTGCTGCAAGAGGACTTCCTCCACCCGCTGTTCCGTGTCAGGCGATTTTTCATCGGTGTATAATTCGATGTGCAGCTCTTTGAAGCTGTGATACATCAGATTATCCGCTGAAAACGTATCCTCGCCGGGAGACAGGAACAGCGTGAACGGAGGCTCCGGGCTTTCACCCTCTGCGAAATGATGATACGCAAAGGGGAGCCCGATCTCCTGCATCATTTCATTGATCTCTTCATAGGACATAGTTGTTACCTCATGACAGTGCTTTTTCGATGAGGGATTCCAGCATCTGCTCACCGTTTTCCTCAGCCGGAGCGATATGCGGAATTGCCGCAACTCTGCCGCCGCCCCTTTTCGCATGACCGTGCTCCAACAGGTGTGCAATCTGGTAGCGGTTCTTGGAATGCACCGTCATTTCGAGTGTATGACTGTTTTCCTTCACCTTTTTTGCAGCCCAGCTCTTTGCATACCGCCCGGATTTCTCAGGAGCGTTTTCGGAGATCTCATTCTTGACGGCGGTAGCAGTCTTGCGGACAGCCTTCTTCATCGCTGTATCCGCAAGCTCTGCATATTCCGTCAGTCCCTTCATGACCTCCGATGCCAGATCGTCAATAGATGTCATCCTTTGCACCTGCCTTTCGGGATTCGCATATCAGCTTCATATAATCCTGCGTCTGGTAATTTGGCGCGATGCCCTTGATGTCGTAGTCCATACCGTCAAAACGAATGCGATATACGGTAGAAGCCATCTTTTTTGTCTGCGGAGTTTGTCGGATGATGACCTCGATTTTCTGAATCGCTCTGGTTACGCCGGTGTTTGTCTCCTCATCTGCTCCGCCCATAGTGTTGGATACAGTCACAGAAGCCCAGAGGGAGAACACCTCCTCCCACTGTGCCTTGTGATTGCCGATAGCATCCTTTTTGACATGATTTTCGAGGACGGCGATGCGCTGATTCAGTTTCCCGATCTCCATCAGACGATGCCCTCCCTCTGTGCGAACAACAGCGCTCGTAGTGTAAGTGTCAGTGCATGATAATCAGCAGTATTGCGGTTTTCATAGAGGTACGAAACAGTATACAGCATAGCCTGCCGGGAGGTTTCCTCATTTTCCGCTAACTGCTTTTCGTTCATGCGTCCCACATCCATCACGAGCCGCTGTGCCGTATCGATCAGAGTGAGGATGAGCTTGTCATCCTCACAGTGGTCAACACGGAGATAGTTTTTTGTTTCAGGCAGTGAGATCAGATTCACTTATCTGCCCTCCGTTCTTATCAGCCGTTGCCGCCGGTGTTACCGCCAGTCGTACCGCCGCCCGTGGTGTTGGACTTCGTACCTGCCATCTTCAGCACCTTCACGGACTCCGGCAGGATAAGACGACCGTCCACACGCTGTGTGGTGAGGAAGCCGACCTGATCGGTGCGGGCATACAGCTCGTTGAGACGGCGGAAGGTGCGGTTCTGACGGTCTGCCACCCAGTAATTCTTCATGTCGCCGAAGAGCAGAACACGCTCGCCCTTTGCAATACCGGGCATGAAGGAAGAGGTGCGGATTGGTCTGCCGAGCAGTGTATCTGGCTTTGCGATGTCGAGCGACGGCTTCCAGAGGTAGTTGTCGTTCTTGTCCTTCAGCTTCATGAGCTGGAGAAGGATGGTCTCGTTGCAGACGAACTGTGCGTTGCGGCGATACGGGCTCTTGAGGCTGTAGTAGAGGTCGAAGATCTCATCGAAAGTGATCGCTGTCTGAGAAGCAGTCTCCACGCCGAGCTCTGCACCGCCGGTCTCATCGAGGATACCGAGGGGCTTTTTGTCGCCGTCACCGGTGAAGAACGCGCGCTCCTCGGCATTACCCATTGCCACACCGAAACGTGCGGCGATATACGATGCGAGGTCGAAGGCGGAGTCGTGCAGAAGCTCGTTGCTGATCTTGATCATCGTGCCGAGCTTGTATGCGGAGAGAGTGGTCTGACCGAAACGAGTGTCGGTCTCCGGAATTTCCTCGCCCTCATCGATCCACTGTGCCTCCATCGTATCGTTGGCGATCGGAATCTTGCGGGTACCGGAGTTGGTCTTGATGACCGTTGCCATCTGGCGGAAGATGTTATTCTCTTCGAGAGCCTGAATCAGTCTGCGCTCGTGAGGTAGCAGTGTGCCGCCTTATCATCTTTCGATGACAGGTTTGCACAAAGCCCCTCCCAAACCGTGCTTACACCTCTCGATGTACACGGCTTTCCATTCATTATTGACATGTCATTTATTTTGTTCCCTGTGAATCTTTTTGAAGCATTTCGGGCAAACAATCAACGTTTTACGTCTCATGTGAAGCATTTTCTTGCCCCATTCCGTAGTGCTTTTCAGATTCTTCATTTTACCTGCATGATAAATACAGCAGGAATCACTATTATCACCACACAGCTCACATACCCCTGCACTTAGCCGTACATATTGCGACAGCTTTTTCGTGTCAAAGGATTTGTATTGCCATGGGTCTTTATCGGACATCAATTTACCGGCTTTGCAGTCAGCTAACGAGACGAGTTTTGCATAATTGATACCACCTTTGGTTTCATAGGGAATAGCCCATTTACCGTCATGACGATACTTTTGGATAATTTTTCTCGTTGTGCTGTTGCTTTTGCTTGCAAGCGTCTTTAGACAGCTATATTCCATAAGATAACGGAAATAATTCAGCTTATCATAATTCGCTGCTAAGCAGTAATAATTGCAAATGCCACGGATTTGTGCATTATACCTGTTCACAATATCCACTTCCGAAAGATGTCTTAATCTTGGAACGCAAACCGCCCAAATTTCTCCGTTTGGCTTTTGTTCTATGATGTCGTTTTTGAACAAGAATTGCATGATCTTATCTTCGAGAGGTACAGTTAATTCTACAGAGTTATTCAGCGTTCTTTGTTTAACACCGTTTGCCTTTTTCTTTATCTTCTGGCTTCGGCGTACCGCAACGTCATAACCAAGGAAACGTACTCGTTCAGCACTGTGTGTGATCTTTGTTTTCTCAGCACTCAACTCTAAATGGTACTGCGTTGATAGAAATTCTCTCAGAATCTCCTTAATTTCTTCACAGTCTTCTCTACTTCCGCTGATTCCAATTAGAAAATCATCAGCATATCGGCAGTATACAAGCTTTTTATCGTCGGACATTCTGGCAGGTGTTTTCAGCTTTTGGCTGCACACCGCTTTATATTCCTTAATTGCCAGCTCACGTTCTTCACCTTTTACCCGGTCAATCTTCTTCTGAAGTGTCTGTCGTCTTTTTGCTAAATGAAGATATTCCGGTGTCTGGTGTCGTGTAGACTGCTTATCAAACTTTTCCTTGAGTTCCATGACTTTTCGGTCAAGCTCATGCAGGTAGATATTTGCCAGGATAGGGGATATAATTCCACCCTGCGGTGTACCGGAGAGTGTTGTGTGGTATTGAAAATCTTCCACATAACCTGCTTTCAGGAAAGCTCTGATAATATTGATAAATCTGCTGTCCTTGATTTTGACTTCTAACGTCTTGATAAGCACTGCATGGTCTATATTGTCAAAACAACCTTTGATGTCACCTTCTATGAACCATTTTACAGAACGAAAATTTGTCTTTATCTGGTCTAGAGCTGTATGACAGCTTCTCTCCGGTCTGAAACCATGTGACTGGTCATAAAATAACGGTTCATAGATTGCTTCCAGAAACATTCTAACCGCCTCTTGCAGAAGTTTATCTCGAAATGACGGAATACCCAGTGGGCGCATTTTTCCGTTCTGTTTCCTGATATATTCTCTGCGCACAGGCTTCGGCTTGTACTTTCCTGACCTCAATTCTTCAATCAGTTCATACACATATTCAGCACCAAAACCGTCAGCTGTGTCGTTGTCACTTCCGGGAGTCATTGCTCCACTGTTTGCATATAATTTCTGGTAAGCTGCAAAATAAATGTCCTCTCTCAGAAGGTAGCGAAAGAGCCTTGTAAAGACTCCGTCATGATGTTCCGAGGAACTTTTATTGACACGCTCCAAAATCTCCGATGTTGGATTCATGAGGATTCTCCTCCCTTTCATCTTCTTACTTTGGAATTAACAAACTGCTTCCCTTCGCCATGTAGTGGGCGTTACCCACCTCGGACTACTACGGAAGCTCCGTTGCCATATGGAATATTCAGTCTCGAATAGACATAGCCTTTCGGCATTTCCACTTAGGCAATCCCTGTTTAACGATGCTTATAGGCAAGTGATAACTGTCGGATAGCATTTCGGTTTATCTCACGTGGTCTCACGCTTGCTTCATGACCTATAGCAGACACCATAACGAATTCAATATTATGGTGGAATCATGAAAGTGGTTTCAGGATAATTTCCACACCCTTCCCGGAAAAAGGAGCTAACCTTTGCTTTGGCAATCCAGCCTTATCCTTATGTTATCTTGTCATTGCAGGTACTACTCGCCTCATATCCTTTTGGCGTTTCCTGCGTTTCTGCCGTGCTGTGTTCCCGTGTCCAGTTTCCTGTCATCGGTTAGGCAGATTGACAACCGCTCTGCTGTGCGGTGTAGAGCCTAATCTACTGTAAACATCGCCTTTTACAGGCGCACGAACTCGTCCGGCACAGTGTAGCCGCCCTCGGTGTCCTCACCGACAGAAAGCGCGTTGCGGACTGCAAGCTGATCGCCCTTGTTGCGGATCATATCCCAGAAGGCGGACTTGTACTCGTCTGTCGCGGTAGGGGTTGTGGGCGGCGTGGACTTGGTACCGGGAGCGTTGGTGACAGGCTTGCTGGTCGGTGCGGAAAGTGCCGCATCGAGGGCTGCCTGCTGTTCCAGTCGCTCGATCTCAGCGCCGAGTGCCTGCACCTCACCAGCCATCTTGTTGTACTGCTCCACTGCGGAAGCCTCCACGAGACCGTTCTCACCACGGTGCTTTTCAAGAAATGCCTTAGTCTGCTCCCACAGGGTATTGCGCTTTGTGCGAAGTTCCATGATCTTGCTCATATCTTTTTCTCCTATTCTCCGGAGGTAAAACTCCGGCGGTCATAAAAATACAGCCTGCTTGTGAGATGTGTCTTATCTCATGAAAGCAAGCTGCTGTTTCAGAATTTCATACGGCATCGAGCCGTCTGCGGTTTTGCCGTCCATACCGATCACAGGCATATCCGGTACTGTAACTGTCGGTGCGGTCAGCCCTTCCTCGGAAGGTTTCTGTGCAACCTCTGCCTTGCCGTCATCGGGCGGCTCTGTGCTTTCGGGTGCTGCGGAAGCGGTGATCTTGCCCAAGATGGTCTGCCCCATGATACGGGTACTGTACTGCCAAAGGGCATCGCCGGAGTCCAGCTTGAACGGCTTCTTTTCGGTTTCCTTCTTTTCATCCCCGTCCTCGTCACCGCCTTCCTCATCGGGAGTTTCAGGCTTGTCCTCGTCAGGTTCATCCTCCTCTGGCTTTTTCTCGTCAAACAGGATCACATCTGCAAAGCCAAGTTCGACCGCCTTTTTCGCATTGATCCATGTCTCATCGGACATGAGCTTGCTGATGCGGTTATGGGACAGACCGGTTTTCGCCATATATGCGTTGATAATGGACTCCTTGACCTCATTCAGCGTTGCGATAGCCTTCTCCATATCCTTCGCATTGCCCATCGCAATTGTTGACGGATCATGCACGAACAGGAGTGCGGTCGGAGACATCTCCACGGTATTGCCCGCCATTGCGATTACGCTTGCCGCCGATGCTGCGATGCTTGCGATTTTTACCGTCACCTTGTGCGGATAATCACGAATCATCGTGTAGATCTCGGCTGCGGCGAACACATTGCCGCCCGGACTATTCAGCCAAAGTGTAATGTCGCCTTCCTCCGCGTACAGCTCGTCACGGAATGACTGAGGCGTAATTTCATCCCCCCAGAAGCTCTCCGAGTCGATAGGACCTTCAAGCCGGAGGACTCTGCCACCGCTGTCATCATGAATCCAGTTCCAGAATTTCTGCATTTCACATACCCCCATTTCTGCGTTTTGTCCTGCGTTTCTGCCGCAGGAATCGGTCATCGGTTTCTTCTTCATCAGGTGTATCTTGTTCCTCCGGATCATCCATGTCATCATCGGTTTGTTCCGGCTGATTCAAATTATACGCCGCACCTGCATCCTGCAGCTTATTGTAGCTGCCGTTGAGGTAGTAGTCGTTTCCTCCCTGTTCATCGGGGATGAGATCCATATTTTCCAGACGGCGTACATCGTTGGGCGACATAAAACCGTTGCCGACACCAATTGCATACGCATTCATGCGGCTCTGGTAATCACCGCGCATTAGACCGTCCACGTTGAATTTCGGAAAATATACATCCTGTTCCTCTTCCAGCAGAAGGTCTTTGATGATGCCTTTTTCGATGCGGATGATCCACGGCATGAGCGAATACTGTACAAATGCAATGCCCTGATGTTCGATGTTGTTGAAGGTGCTTCGTTTCAAATCCTGCACCAGATGCGGCGGTACCTGAAACATACGGCAGATTTCCTCCACATCGAACTCGCGGGTAGATAAAAACTGCGAATCCTCCGGCGGCAGGGAGATCGGCTTATATTGCATTCCTTCTTCGAGAACAGCGATACGGTGAGCGTTTCTTGCACCGCCGTAAGCCTTTGTCCAGTTGTCGCGGATCTTCTGCGGATCTTTCAGCACGCCCGGATGCTCCAATACACCCGCCGGCTGCGCTCCGTTTTTGAAGAAGGCGCTGCCGTATCGCTCCACTGCCATGACAGCACCGAGCGCATTTTTCATCATAGCGATAGGGCTGAATCCGACCAGTCCGTTGAATCCCAGACCGGGGATGTGCAGAATTTCATCCCTGCGGAAAATGATATCCTTGTCATGCTCACCGGGCTTTTCATCGGTGTAGGCGTGGTAGGTGTAGATCAGGTCGCCGCTTTTCGGATCACGGTCGATCTCGACATTTTCCGGCAGCAGCGGATACAGACCGAGGATGCCGTTTTTGCCGTCACGGACAATCTGTGCATAGGCATTGCCCCATAATAAAAGGTGGCACATGAGCGCCTCCCAGAATGAGAATGAACTCATTTCGGGATTCGGCTGTCGGTAGAGTATTTTGTACAGCGGATGATCGGTCGCCAGTTCCTTATCCTCACCCTCGCCGGTGTATCTGTATAGGTGCAGCGGCAGTCCTGCAATGGTGTTTGAAAGCAGTCGGACACAGGCATAAACGGTCACGATCTGCATTGCCGTGCGCTCATCGACACGCTCTCCACTGTGCGTCATGCCGAATACGAACAGATTACCGGAGTCTCGGACATTGTCTCGGATATCCGGAAGCATCGGCGCATCTCTCGGCTTGCTGATGCCGAGCCAGCTCAAAAAGCCCATAGTATCAACCTCCCCCAGAATCTTCTGTATCAGGTGGCTTTTCGTAATTCACCCCGATATAGTCAAGGACTTTTCCGAGTCCCAGACCTTTGTTGTCCGGCTGCCATACACCGTCCACCTCCGCACCACCGCCGATGCAGTAATCATAGATCTTCGGGTGCGTTTCCGCAAGTTTCTGAAAACGGTTAGGCTCTTTTTCAAGGTGGCACCCGAACATACAGAACATACAGCCTGTCCGCTGTGTGCCGGTGGTGTGATATTTCCCGTCCTCACCGATAAAAATATCCCCATATACCGAAGCATAGGGGATCTTTCGTGTGTAGATATATTCGAGGACATCCTGTTCTGTCCAGAAGGACATGGGCTGGGAGCGTGGGCGCTTTGCATCAAATGCGTTGCAGCCGTGGATCAGCCAGTGTTCTTTTCGCAGTCGGCTTTCACAAGCCATTGTCGCTACGATGGGCATTCTGCCGGTCTCCTTTTCGTACTGCTTCATGGGATTTTTCTTCATGATTGTACAGCACTCGGAGGAGCATCGGAAGGGAGCATCGAGTAAAAATTTCCATTTTTCGCAGTTGTATTGGCTCTTATCGCCATTTTTATCCAGCGCAAGTCCACATAGTTTTTGATAATCGCCGTGATTCTGCTCTCTGCCTTCTGTGATGGCTTTCCGTGCGTACTGCACACGGCGGCTCACTTCTTTGGAAACTACTGGATAGCCGTATTTCTGAATGACTTGACGGAAGTTCATCTTCGGGCGGACAATTGTCACATCATCGAAGGTGCGAACAAACTCCCTGATCTCAGGAAATTCCAGCCCGGTATCTGCAAAGACCGCAGGCACATCATAAACGCCCGGCGTATTCCGCACAATGTCCAGCAAAACGGTGCTGTCCTTCCCACCCGAAAAGCTAACATACACATCGCCACCGTAGTAGTCGTACCACCCACGAATGCGATGCTGTGTCATGATGATCTTGCTTTCCAGCGAAAGCGACTGCATCTGATACAGATCACTGATCTGGTGTCTCATAGTCATCACCCCCCTACAAAACGATCAGGTCATGATCGGGCTCGTCGTAGACACTGCCTTGCATCTCATGGCGGATACAGCGGTCAAGTGCCATGATCCATGCCACGATGCCGTCTATCTTTTCGGTCGATTTTTTCTTGGACGGCTTGATGTTTTCCGCCGCATCAATTTCAGCGACCACATTGCCTGCCATCCATCGTAGGACGGGATTTCCGCCGTGAATAAACTGCCCTTCGAGTATGAGCTTGTAAAGCTCCTTCATCGGGGGCGACATATCCTTGAAGCCCATGCCCATCGGCACAACGGTAAAGCCGTCACCCTCAAGGTCAGTGATAAGCTGCGTGGCGTTCCAGCGGTCGGCTGCAATTTCCTTGATGTTATACATGGTGTGCAGTTCATTGATCGTTTTCCGCACAAAATTATAGTCCACCACATTACCCTCGGTGATATGGAATAGCCCCATGCGCTCCCAGACATCATAGGGAACATGGTCACGGCGGACACGAAAATCAAGCGTTTCTCTCGGTAACCAGAAGTGCGGAACAACGATGTATTTGTCGCCCTCAGTAAGCGGCGGAAATACCAGTACGAATGCCGTAATGTCGCTCGTACTCGACAGGTCAAGTCCGGCGTAGCACTCTCTGCCTCTGAGCTTGTCAAAGTCAATCGGCAGATTTCCTCTGTCGTAGATATGCTCCGGAATCCATGCAACAATGCTGCCGACCCACTGGTCGAGACGAAGCTGACGGAATACATTTTCTTCGGCGGGATTCGTTAGAGCCTCACGGTGGGCGTCCCGCACTCTGTCAATGGTAATGGTGTATCCGAGGGACGGATTTGCCTTGTACCAAGATTCCTCGGCGTTCCAGTCATCGTCATCATTCAAGCCGTAGATCACGGGGTAGAAGGACGGATCGATGCGTCTGCCGTCCAGAATATCTTTTGCTTTCGTGTGATATTCGTAGCAGATGCTGTTTCGATCCGTTCCGGCGGTCGTAATAAGGAAGTACAGCGGCTGCGTTCGTGCGTCACCGGAGCCCTTTGTGAGAACATCCACAAGACTTCGATTCGGCTGGGCATGAAGTTCATCCAAAACCAGACCGGATACATTCAGTCCATGTTTCGTGCCGACCTCTGCCGAAAGCACTTGATAAAAGCCGACATTGCTGTAGTTCACCAGACGCTTTGTTGCCGCCATGATCTTTGAGCGTTTCAGCAGCGCTGGGGTCATTTCGACCATGCGTTTTGCAACGTCAAAAACGATGGATGCCTGACCGCGGTCAGCGGCAGCACCGTAAACCTCTGCGGAAGGCTCGTTGTCGGCGTAAAGCAGATACAGCGCAATTGCCGCCGCAAGCTCGCTGTTGTGCGTAGGCACAAACGATGTTCCAGCAAGATATTGATGACTCGGACTGTCCACCTGAATACACTGCATTTTCACGGGATGATCCACAGGCTGAATATCCAGCAGATAATGAAAACAGGAGCGCGTTTCTTTTACCCGTACCTGCGTGCGGGTGTTTTTTCGTTTCAGCCTTGATGTCGGCTGATCGTCAAAGGTGGTAAATCGGACGATATACAAAATCTCTCCGGTCGGCCAACCATGCCGTGTAGAAGGCTCACATTTCACTG